TTTGTGAGGCTTGTATATCCCTCAAATCCTCTTTCACTCAGGCTCACGGACACTACAGGCATGAGCCGACGACTCCGATTGTTGGTATAAATGTTATGATTAAGGATTTCTGTATGAGCGCAGTCCTTCATTTACATTCAATTTCAGGAGCAACGCTATGGTGCACACTGGCACCCTCGCCTGCATCGCAGGCAGAGGATAGTCCATAGGCGTTGCGTACAACGAGACACGTAAGGGGATAGTGAACTATTTACACCGCCCACGCATCAGCGGAGATATGGCAACAGCAAAGACTGGCAGTTTTTACCTAACTGAGACAGTGCAACTACCAGCAGCAAACCCAAACGGTGCTGCTGGACGACAAACGGGAACCCTAGACCTTTCGGCATACGTGAATGTCCCGACAGGCCAGGCAATAGCAATCGACCAGGTCGACTTCATCTGGCAGCGAGACAGTGACTATGGGAACGACATCTCGAACTATCTGGCTAGTGAACCCGGTTCACTGACTATGCAACTCACCGATCTAAACCCCTCCAATGCTTTCGTTCGGGCTGACAATCAATCATTGGTAGCCAGTGGAGCGCTCTCTATTGATGACATCTCTGGGGCTACCTTTGCCTCTGATATCTATCCAGACAACTTCGGCCCTTCTGGTCTGTCTGACATGTTCATTGTCGTTAACGATCAGTTGTACCTAACTGCTGGCAACGATGTCGCTAACACTGGCTCTGGAGTCATGTATTGCACGGCTCGCATTCGTTGTCGAGTAGTCAAACTTTCGACTAAGGACTGGATGGCCGTTGCCATTCAATCAACTGCGGCAGATAACTGAGGGCTCCTGATGGACGCTCTCACTGATTCTGCAGCGCGGGCTCTATGTGGACTCGCGCAGAAAGCGCTTGAAGAGAAGGGAGTTGACCCTCTCTTGGCAGCTGCGTTTGCTGAGCGAGCGTGTCGCCCCCTGGTGCGTAGTGGTATCCGACGTGCTGGCAGAGCCGCTAAGACAGTGGGAGGCAAGGTCAAGCGCAAGGCATCTGCATACAACAAGAAGTATGCGAAGGCGTACAAGGCCCTGAAGAAGAAGCACCCCAGAACACCGTTCGCCCAACTAGCAAAGAAGGCTCATGCAAAAGCCAAGAGGATGAAGTGATATGCCTAAACTACAAGCCCGTCAACTCATCAAGCAAGTGCCCGCTTTGCTCGCAACCCAAATGAAATATGGAAGTCAGACGGCTGACCTAGTAGGAGAGGGATGGGAGGTTCTCACCGGTAGTCTGCCGATGCGGTTTGTTTGGAGGGGTTTCATCGATCTGGCTGGATATACTCAGCATGAACTGACCCTATTCACCCAACAAGTCGACATCCAAAGGAATGGTTTGATAGGGGGCAGTCAGGATGTTCTTATCGGCTCAGTGACTGAACTTGTCACTACTCGAAGGATCAGTGACAGTGAAGCAGTCGCTAATAACAATGGATTTCTATCCCCATATCCCGGTTCCTCGGTTCCGTCCCTTGACATCCAAGAGATTGTCTATGGAGAGACTACGACCTATACTCCATACAGTGCGACTAATGGCATTTGGTACAAAATCCAACAAGACTCATTTGGGACGGGTCACCCAACCGCAAGTCAGAGGTTGCACATTACCATAATTGCTCATCCCCTGTTCGTAGGCGAGGCGGCTTCTATGAGTATACCTTCATGTAACTTTGTAATCGGTGCGTTTACCGCTCATGAAGATGACCTGATCTATATTGAGAGGCTTCGGCGAGCCTACACTCAAGAGCGAAGTGAGCCTTGATGGACCTCAATGAACATGTTCACCCAGGTCAAAAGGAAATCATCCACATTTCTGGAACTCGTTCGACTGCCAGAACGGGCGCATGGGAGCGACCCCCTCACGGGAAGTTTGGCTTGGTGACCGGGGCCCCTCTCCCTCCAGAGATGGCTGATGCCTACTTTCACTATACTGGAATCCCCGAACTAGTTACTGGCGGATTTGGATTCCTAGTTAACCAGGGTATCATCCAAGCACCCCAGGCAGCAGTAGGAGTCAAGATGGGAATCTATCCCTCCTTCGGGAAGGCGATGATCGCGGAGACTGGAATAGGTCTCGCCGTTCTTCCTCTGCTTCTGTTGTCGATAGATCCAGCCCACAAGATAGAGGGCTATGGACTAGATGAAACTGAATGGTACAAGAGGAACATCGAAGGGCGGTGGTCAATGACCAAGGAACAGATGAGACAGGCTGGGCCAACCTATGACTTCAGTTCCTTCAGAGGCTAGTCCGGTATAGGTAGGTGTGAAGCCCAATGGACATCCAGTCGGTACTGAGAATTCGTATAGTACGCACATAGAGAACAGGAGTAAATCATTCTCTATCCCTCTTGGCAACATTGTATTCAACAACACCACATGCAAGGCATGCCCAATCGTTAGATCCTGCAGGCGCCCAGAATCCAACGGACGATGAGCACTTGTAACACTTCATTCTTTCAACTCCTTCAACTCGGCTGTTAGTCGGACAATCTCGTCCTGTCTCTGCTGCATGGTCTCCGTAAAGTGAAATTGACGCTTCATCACGTCATGAACCGATAGATGTTCTTCATTGATTACGGTAAATGTTCGCTTCAAAGCATACTCGCACAACATTTTATCAATTATTCGGCTTCTAAGCCCTTTTGTGAGGCTTGTATATCCCTCAAATCCTCTTTCACTCAGGCTCACGGACACTACAGGCATGAGCCGACGACTCCGATTGTTGGTATAAATGTTATGATTAAGGATTTCTGTATGAGCGCAGTCCTTCATTTACATTCAATTT